CGGTGAACTCGGGGGGCTGGGGGGTGTCCCACATGAGCCATTCGTCGTTGGCGGGGAGGCGGCCGGCTTGGATGAGGACGGCGATTTGGTAGCGGCGGGCGGCGCGGACCCAGGGGCGCAGGAGGGACCAGGTGGAGAGGATGGTGGTGTTGATGATGTCTTGCAGGGCACGGGTGGGTGCGCCGGTGGACATGAGGCCGGGGTCGAGGGCTTCGGCGCGCCAGCCGATGGCGGCGATGGCGGCTTTGAGGGTTTTCTCGTCGTAGTTCAGCCAGCCGGTGGAGGGGCGGTTGGCGGAGTGGGGGGTGAGGGCGTAGCCGGATTTGATGAAGCGCGTCATGCCGTCCTCGACGACTTCGGTGGGGGTGCCGGCGGCGGTGCGGAGGGGGGCGGAGCCGATGGCTTCGGCGACGGGATCGGGGCGGCCGGAGGCGTTGGTCTCGATGAGGGAGAGTTTGGAATCGAGGATCTGCTGGGCGAGCTGGGCTTTGCGCGCGGTGTTGAGGTCGAAGAGGTCGAGGGAGCCGCGGGCGATGCCGGGGAGGGGGCGGGCTTCGGAAAAGTCGTCGGCAGGGGCGATGTGCCAGAGGTCGCGGGCGGAGATGTCGAGATCTTCGGAGGCGCTGGAGCCGAGGACGCGGTAGGCGACCTCGGTGCCGGCGTCGTTGGTGATGATGCCGGATTGGATGTGAAGGCCGACGTAGGCGGTGTCGGTGAGGCGGCGGGTGCCGTCTTCGGCGACGGTCCACGAGCGGGCGGAGCCGCGCTCGACGATGCCGTCGGTGGTGCGCTGGCCGATGCGGTGGGCTTCGAGGACTTGGAAGGAGGGGAGACCGGTGGCGGTCTTGGTGAGGAGGAGGAAGAAGGCGCCGTCGGTCTCCCACTTGCGGCCGCCGAGTTCGAAGGTGCGTTTGAAATCGAAGCGGGGGCCGCGGGTGTTGGCGTAGCGGTCAGCTTCGGCGAGCGCGGTCTCGGCGGCCTCGGCCCAATCGTAATCGCTGCCGGTGAAGACGGGGGCGAAGTGGGCGGCGGAGATGTATTGCCACTTCTGGACGATGGAGGACCAGACGATGCCGTGCTTGCCGAGGTAGCGGCAGTCGGAGAGGGAGGCGAGCCACTTGGAGTGGTTGAGGAGGGCGGAGTAGTCGGCGGCCATATTGGGCCGTCGGACGTAGCGGCCCGAGGTGTCGGTCGTGGCTTCGTAGAGCGAGCCGGAGGCGCGCGCGGGGCGGCCGTAGGCGTCGTAGAGGAAGGCGGGGACGGTGGTATCGGGCATGGGGCGCGCGGGTTAGTAAAAACGGGCCGCGGTGCGGGCGGGCACGGGGTCGGCGTAGAGGCCGGGCGCGACTTGGGCGTAGGCGCCGGCGAGGTGCTCGCCCCACTCTTTGAGGGACCAATCGCGGCGGGGGCCGAAGGTGAGGGACTGGCCGTTCTGGGTGGAGCCGGCGAGGGCGCTGCCGGCAGTCTGCACGGCGGCGATGTAGCGGGCCTGCTCGGTATCGAGCTGGGCTTTGGTGAAAAAGCGGTATGGGCCGGTGGCTACGGTGGGAAGAGGCATGCGCGCGCGGGGGTGCGTATGACGGGAGGTGTCAAGGAACGCGGCGGCGGGCGGTCAGTCTTCGGGGTCGCGCCCGGTGCTGCCGGTGAGGAGGGGCTTGTGAATGGTCAGCTCCTCGGCGGCGTGCTCCTCGACGATGCGGCCTTGCCAGACGACTTTGTAGCGGATGCAGTCGGCATACTGCACGAGCGCGAGGATGCGCCCGGGGATGTCGTCGGTGAGGTGGTAAACCTCCTGGAAGTGATCGAACTTCGGAACGTCAGGGAACTGCCCGGCCATACCGGGGAGGTGGTGTCAATGGGGGCGGGGGTGCGAATCTGACAAGCATGGAGGCGAGAGGGGGTTGCGGAGTTTGATATACGACTCTAAGTCGTATAATCAGTGTTAGCGGAAAGAAGTCGGCGTGCGGACTGTGCGATGAGTCTGGTCATTTCCTTCGTGTTTGGGCCGAAGAACACACAGGCGCACGGCGACTCATTGAGCATAGTTCCCGTCGAGAGCCTGCGGGCCGGCTCGACGCCAGTGCCGGAGCACCGCTTGCAGTCGGGAGTCGGCGGGTAGTGCAAGCGGGCCTTGGGGAAGCGAGCCTGAAGCTCCGCTAACCCGCCACCAGAGCCAACATCGGGGCTGCGCCCCTCGTTGGCGTAAGTGTTTTGTGTGGTCGTTTCCATGGAGTTTTCTCAGCCCCGATGCGGCTCAGTTTTAATGTTCGGCTAAATTTGCTCCTCCACGAACCTAACGAGGTGTTGCACCTCGCGCGGTGTGAGTGGTTCCGACAAATACTCAGGGCTCGGAAGGCGGTCCCGTATCGCTCGGAAGGCAGCCTTCCACCCCTCGGAAAAATCGGCGTAGTCCGTGCACCCACGTAAGAGCGGAGGGATTTTCATCCATGCAGCATCTCGCGCCGAACCAGCCACCCCAGCACAATGAGCACTCGCGCCACCGCTGGCGGTGCGCGTCTCCGGCGTGTGGATGGTGTATGGTGCCGTCGTCTGGTGGTTGTGGTGCGTCGTGCTCATGGCTGATTGGGGTCGTTACGACTTCCCCGCCTCGGGTGGCGTGGGGGTGTCAATGGACTCGGCGCCGACGAGGCTGGCCATGGAGGCGACGACGACGCCCATGGCTTCGCAGTCGGCGGCGTGGTCGGGGCCGTGGACGTGCCAATCGAGGGCGGTGCCGCCGTTGGCGAGGCGCTTGATGATGCGGTGGTAGGCCTCGATCTCGCGGAAATACCACTCGGGGGCATCGCTGGCGGCGGTCCAGAGGGGTTGGCCGTCGTTGGTCTCGAGGGTGCGGAGGAGGTGCCAGCGTTCGAGGGCGGAGGGTTTGGAGAACTGGAACTGGAGGATGGTGGTCTGGCCTTGGTGGGCGGTGCCTTGCCAGGGGTCGATGGGGCGGGGTTCGCTGTAGATGCGGCGGAGGCCGAGGGTTTTGTGGAGGTAGTCTTTCTCGGGCTCGCCTTCGAGGGCGCGCCAGCCGTAGCGGGAGCAGAGTTGGCGGACGTATTGGGGGGTGTGGCGGCAGTCGAGAAAGGTGCGCTGGGCGAGGACGCCGAGGGCGTGGTTGAGGTCGTCGATGCGGGCGGGGGTGGTGACCTTCTCGGTGTAGAGGAGGCGGGATTGGGAGCGGTGGCCCCAGCTACGGGCGAGGTAAACGAAGTGGTCTTGCTGGACGTCGACGGTGGCGAAGCGGTAGGGGCGGGCCTGGGGGTCGCGGAGTTCGTCGGACCACCAATCGGCGAGGGCGGCCGGATCGGTGGGGTCGGCCATGAGGTAGTCGCCGATGGGGCGGAGTTTGCGTTCGGCGAGTTGTTCGGCGGGGTTCCAGATGTCGGCGAAGTCTTCGCGGACGCAGCGGGCTTGTTCGGTGATGTCGCCGCGGGAGCGGGCGAGGAGGGCTTTCTCGTAGCGGATGACGATGGGGAGCCAGGCGCGGGTGCAGATGCCGTGGGTGCGCCAGCCGTAGTGGCGGGGGGTGGCGGCGGGGTTGGTGATGACGTAGATGCCGCGGGGGTGGCGGAGCGTGCCGGAGAGGGCGTGGCGGGAGGCGGGGGAATCGGGGAGGGTGTGGTGGCAGTGGGGGCACTCGTGGACGAGGGTGGCTGCGATCTTGGCGAAGTCGGGGAGGCCGTCGTCGGTGAGGTGGCGTTCGTAGCGGAGGCCGCCGGTGATGCGGTGCGGATCGGCGGGGTCGCCGTAGTGGGCAAAGCGGGGCTCAATGAGGCGGTGGCAGGCGGGGCAGCGGAGGTGCCAGACGCGTTGGTCGGTGTCGATCCACTCGCGGTGGGCATCGGTGCCGGCGGTGAGGCCGGTGGACATGAAGAGTTCGAGCCAGTCGTCGGGGTAGGCGCCGCGGCGGTTGCGGATCTGTTCGATGTGGCCGTCTTCGAAGAGGTGGGCTTCGTCGAGGTAGAGGTCGCGGGCGGTCTTGCCGGTGCGGTCGTTTTCGGTGTGGGCGCTGAGGATGAGGATGGAGGCGCCGCCGGCGAGGTTGCGGCGGAGCTTGGCGGTGGCGGCGCGGTCGGGGTAGGTGAGGGCGCGGATGCCGGGCAGGGCGTCGGCAAGGGGGTTGAGCTTGAGGTCGGCGAAGTCTTTGGAGAAGTCCTTGGTGGGGGTATACCAAAGCGCGGGCCCGGGGCGCACGATGCAGTTGCGCAGGAGGTGGAGTTGGCCGGCAGCCGACTTGAAGGTCTGGTAGGCGGCGAGGATGAAGGCGGAGAAGGGCCGCGGGCCGTCGAGGGTCGCGAAGATGTCGGCGAGCATGGGGAGTTCCAGAACGCCGCGGAGCTGCGCGGCGTTCTGGAGGTGGTCGGCCGCGCGCAGGGCGAATGTCGCGGTGGGGAGGCGGCGGATCATGGGGTGGTCTCCAAGACGTCGGCGAGGCCGGCGTGCAGGGCTTTGACGAGCCAGTCGGGCGGTGCGGCGGGGTTGTTGCCGTTGGCGGCGAGGGTGATGGGTTGGAGGATGTGGCGATCGAGGAGGATGGGTTCGATGAGCACGGCGATCTCCTCGGCCAGCAGGGGCGCACCGGAGGGGTCGCGGCGGGTGAGCGCGGCGGTGATCGCGGCCAGGGTGGAATCGGCGCAGCGGAGGAGGTGGTAGGCGATGTGGCGGGCGGCGGCCTCGAGGGTCGAGCGGGGCACGAGGTCGCCCAGGTCGCGGCCGAGCTTCTGGTCGCGCAGCTCCATGTCGTGGATGATGCCGCCGAGGGCGGTGAGCTGGCGGGTGCAGTCGGAGGCGCCGGCAGCGTCATTGCGCGAGGTGCACGCGCGCTGCTTGAACAGGTAGAACTGAAACTGCCGCTTGAGGTCGGCGAGCGCGGTCTTGTCGCCGGGCACGGTCTGCTCGGCCTCGGCGGATTTGAACGCGGCCCAGTCGGGGTCGCCCGGCAGCGGGTTGTCGTCATCGGCCAGGCGCTCGAGCGCGAGCCGGACTTCGGTGATCCGCCGGCGGAACGGCGCGGAGAGTTTGTTCTGCGATGCCGGCGAAAGGCGGGCCCACCACTGCACCATCGCCGCGTCGTCATCGACGGGAACGTTGCGCTTCAACCACTGCTGCATGACCCGCACGGAGACGCACCAATGCTTCGCCCGCGCCGCCGTGTAGCCGGCGGGGCGCGTGTGCGCGGACTTGCGCTTTTTGTTGGTGGACTTGGCCATGCGATGCGAAACGAAACGTCAGTTTAGGGGGTGGTGCGTGAAAAAACGTCGGGAGTCGCCACACCTCTGCAGAACGGATTGGGAATAGATTCCTTACTCGCCATGCGCGCGGCGCGTGAGGGTTTCGATGAGCTCCACGGTGCGGCGAAGCTGGGCCAGCATGACGCGCGCGGACGCGGGCGAAAAATCTCGGGCGAGGCGTAGGCGCTTGGCTGCCCAGAGTTCGATCTCACCGAGTTTGCAGTCGATATCAGGGTTAACCGGATCATTGTCGTCATCGGGCGCCACCACGGCCTTTTGCCGGCGGATGAAGGCCCGCAGTTCTGCCACGGTCCACGACTTAGACTCAGCCATGCCGAGCCATTCGTTGGCCACAGACAAATCGCCATCGCATCCTGCAAACGCCTCGGCGTGGTGCTGGAACGTGAGAGCAGGCCGACGCATTGACTGGGGGAAGAAGCGAGCCAGCGATTCGTGATCGGCCAGCACATCGCGATTCATGTCGTAGGCATCGGCATACTCGGCGATGTGGTTGAGTTCGAGCTGTCGGGCCTGCCGCTCAGTCTCCGGCTTGATGCCTTGGGCACGGTCTTTTGCCGTGATGAACTTGAGCCATGTGGCAGTAACATCGCCAAGGCACCAGTCGATGGCCTTGCGCAAGCGCATGACGATGGCGCCGGCTTCGCGCAAGGTGCGCTCGTCGGTGTTCTGCAGGATAAGCCCGGTCTCGGTGAATTGCGCACCTTGGATCTGGACAATGGGAGCGATTGACGTGGTTTGGTTCATGATTTCTTGCGTTTTCCGTTGGTCAGTTTGTAGCCGGCGGACGCTGCCGCCGACTTGTTGAAGGTGGTCAGGGGCAGTTTGTAAGTTTCAGCGATTTCACGCACTCGCTTGGAAATGGCCGCAACCGTAACGCCGTAGTGGACCGCCATGCGCCGCATGCTGTCGTGGTTGCTTTCGCGCTCGTCGAGGGCCACACGGATGCAATCCGCCTCTAACTTGCTGCGCTTCGCCTTTCCAACCCGCCTTAGCACTGATAGCACAAATTCAAACATCACGGCACGGTCGACCTCGTCACTCACGCTTGTCGCCCCAGCGCCGCACTTGACCGCAATCTCCAACGCAATCGCCGGGCTCAGTTGGCGGCCGCCCCAGCGTTCGTGGATTTCGTCGGCGAGGATCTCGGCCGGGCTTTCTTCCGCCGCAACATCCTGCCAGTCGAAGTCGCACGTCTTGCCCACCTCGAGCGAGTAGTGGTTTTCGGCGCCCAGCCGCGGGGCGGTGTGCTGGGCATCGCAAGTTGGGCGTTTCATAGGTGGCGCTTTCGGTTTTGGACGTTGTGGCCGTCCAGCCCTCCCATCGGCGCGGGTTCACGTCCAAAAACCCCCCTAAAGGGGGTTTTTTGGACGTGTCCCCCCTCGGCGCCTTCGGGACCATAATTAACCCGCAGGGTTTTGGACGTTTTGAACCTAGTTCTCATTTCCCGCCCTCCTTCCGCCTGTATTGCGTGCCGACTTTGTCGACCACACCCGACTCCAACGCCGCCTTCACCAGACGCTTAAACGTCGAGGAGCTGATCCCCCGGCGTTCGCACGCGCGCTCCCACTCCGAGAAGCCCATCAGGTCGCCTCCCAATGCGACGAGGATGTCGGCTGTGCCGTGTTGTTTCGGCCGGCCCGGCTTGCGGAAGTCGTCGGGGTTGAGCCCTGGAGCGATGCTCATACAGGGGAAGGCCCATTTGACGACGTGTTTGCCGCGCGGCTTGTGGTTGCGCAGCGTGTAGGTGACGATGAAATGCTCTTCCTCCTCGTGCGGCGTCAAGTCGATCAACGAGTCAGGGTCGCGCGTCCATGCGCCGGCGCCCGAGCTGCGATCCTTCGCATCCTTCTCGCCCTGGTTGCCCTTCGAATGGTGATGCCCATAGGCCAGCGCCGCACCCGTCTTGACGGCGAGAGACTCAAACTCATTGAGCAGTTCGGCGACCTCCCCGTTTGCGTTTTCGTCCCGCTCGCCCAACACCTTGTAAACCGGGTCCAAAATTATCAGATCGTATTGGACCCCGGCCACCGCCCGCAGGATTTGCGGCAGCAGCTCCTTGAAATCCCGCGCATAGCCGCGCAAGTGCCAGGTATCGAGCCCCACCGTGTCCGTGGCCGTGATGCCCTTGGCCGCCATGATCGACCGCGTGCGCTCCTCCGCAAACTCCACCATCAACTCCATATTTAGGTAGAGCACGCGCCCCTTCGTGGTCTTGAATCCCCACCAGCCCTTGCCCGTGGCCACGCTGAGGGCCAGATCCATCAACACCCACGTCTTAAAACTCTTCGACCCGCCCGCCAGCATGAGCTTGGCGCCGCGGTGCAGCAGACCCTCGACCAATTCCATCGGCGTCGGCCGCGGCGTGGCCCCGATGAAATCGCCAAACGCCAGGATCGGCGGCAACTCCATGGAGCGCCGCCGCGAGAGCTTTTGCAACTCCACCTCGACCTCCGCCACGCGCTCCGCATCGCCCGCCATCGTGGCCTCATACAACGCCACGGCCGCCCGCGCCCGATCGCGCTCCAGCGCCAGCGTCTTCACCCGATCAATGAAAAACTGCGCCTGCGCCGTCGTCGGCACCGCTGCCGAGAGCTTCATCAACCCCTCCCAGCCGCCCACGGCCTCGAGCTGCCCACGCTCACGCAAACCCTCCGCCAGCATGGCGACATCCACGGCCGCATGCACCGCCTGGATCTCCACCATCGCGCCAAACGCCACGCCATGCGCCGCAGTGTGGAAATGCGCAGACTCCAGACCCGCCCGCACGCACCGCTGCAACGTCTCGCCGCCATCAATCAGGCAGCACGCGATCAACGCGCGCTCCGCCTCGGTGGAGTGGGGCAGCGCCCGCCCGGCACCATTGACCGGACGCTGACGCCGCTGACGATTGCGCTCGTGGGTATAGTTTGGCAAAGGTGTCCTTCTGTTTGGGTCCAAAATAAAAATTCCGAATTTTGGCCCTTAGAAGGGCACGTCCTGATCCTGCGCATCGCTGCCGCCGGGGACCGTGGTGGTCTCGGTCCGCTCCGCGTCGTCCGTGGCTTTGCCGAGAAAGTCCAGGCGCTCCACCCGGCAGTTGAGGCCCGCAGCCACGCCGCTGCCGTCGCGTTTGGCCCAGGCGCTCGCCTCGGGCACGCCGGAGATCGCCACGAGCCGGCCCTTGCGCAGCCAGTTGGCGCACTTCTCCGCGCGCTCACCAAACCACGCGCAGCTCACCCACTCGGTGCGCTCGTGCTCACCCCAGCCGCGCTTGATCGCCACGCGAAAGTTGCACACCGGCACGCCGCTGGTCGTCGTGCGCACCTCGGCGTCGTTGCCCAGATGGGCGTTGAAAAACCACGCTTCCATCACCGACCCCCCTTCCGGTCGCGCCGCGCCACGCGCACGATGCCATAAATGGATTTGGGCGACCAACCCGTGAGCAACGCGATCTCGTGGGCGCGCATGCCCCGATCGTGCATGGCCAAGACATCGGCGCGGCCGGCACGGATCTCCGACAACGTGCGTTGCGGTTTATGCGCGGGCGGGGCGTTGAGCTTGCCGGCCGAGAGCGTGCACTCGACCACGTAGTTGCGCTCGCGGGCGCGATCAAACATGGCGTTTATCCGGTGCATCATGGCGGTGATTGGGCCTTCGTCTTCGAGGGTGCGGATCATTTGGATCATGGTTGGTTTGTTTCGGTGTGGGGTTGAAAAAATCAGAATGCATCGCGCAGCCACCACGGCGGCGGCGCCTTCGCGGCGATCGCCGCATTGACTCGCTGGGCCGCCTTCTCCCGCCGGCGACGCGCGCCCAGCCGGCCCAGCTTTTGCGCGGCCTCTTGAAACGAAATCCCGTCGCGTCGGGCCACCAGGGCGCAGCGCGCCTCGTTGAAACCCCGGCTCATGACGACAACCTCCGGCGGATGGCCAGCGCCAGCTCGTTCGGCGTGCGCCGGGCCCGGGAAATTGCCACGCGCCAATCCTGCGCCGTCAACGTGCGGAAAAGACTCGCCGCGGGCGCAAGGTTGTGCTCGTTGTGTTCTGCCCGCCCTGCTGATCCCTCGTGGCCTCCGTCCTGCAAGATCGAAGCCCTCAGATCATCGGGAGCGGGCACTCTGCTTGGAGTGCTCGTCACCATAGGTTCGTGGGTGTCAACCCGTCATGGCGAGTTTGGGTTGTGGTTGAGGGTGGAAAGGCACCACCGCCGCCGCGGGCAAAGCATCCAACGGTGTCGGCGCCCGGGCGATCAACGGGTGGCAATAACCGGCCGTGGTCTCCAGCGACACATGCCCCATCAGCTCCTGCACCGTGCGCACGTCTGTCCCCATCGCCAGCAAATGCGTAGCATAGGCATGCCGCAGACAATGGGGCGTCACCACGCCGTCAACATCCGCCTCGATCGCTGCGCGCTTAACCGCCCGCTGCACCGAGGCATCAAGCAAGCGATAGCGCACCAGCTCACCCGTCCGCGGGTGACGGCAAAGGCCCGGCGCCGGGAACAGCCAAAACCAAGCCCGCGCGTAAGGCGCCCGCGGATACTTGCGCGCCAGTTGGTGCGGCAGCGGCACGCCCACCAAAGGATGCTGCACCCGATGCGCCTGCCAAACCGCGCCCGCGCGGTCAGCCTGGCGCCGCAAGGCCTCGATACAAACGGTCGGGATGCGCACGCGCCGATCCTTGGCGCCCTTGGCCCCGCGGATCACCAGTTGCCCCTCCTCCCACAAAATGTCGCGCAACCGCAGATTCAACGGCTCATTCACCCGCAGCCCGCAGCCATAGAGCAGATCGACAATCAGCCGGATCGGAGTGTTGGGTGTATCGACCAGCCGCGCCCGCATCGCGGCGACCTCTGCCCGCGACGGACAAGTCCGCTCATGCACCCGCCGCTTGGCCCGTAACCCCTGCACGTCTCCCAAAGACTGCCCGAGCGCATCTTCGTAAAAAAACAGGATGGCATTGAACGCCTGATTCTGGGTCACGGCTGACACATTTTCCACCCGCGCCAAGTGTGTGAGAAAGGCCTCAAACTTTTTCTCCGACGAGCCCTGCGGACGCTGCCCGGCCAAAAATCCAATATATCGGCGGACCCACGCCACATAGCTCTGCTCCGTCGACCAGGCAAAGTGCCGCAGCCTGATCTTCCCCCGCAACAAGTCCAATGCTTCGCGCGTGTTCATATTTCGCTTATGGTTGATGGTTTGGTTTTTGTGTAATTTGATATACGACTCTAAGTCGTATAATCATTGTTCGCCTCAAGCAGGCGGATGCGCTGCTCTTGGTTGAGAAGCACGGTCACGGCATCGGCCAGCAGGAGGTGCAGGTAGTTGATTTCGTCGCGTGGGTGATACTCGCCGCCGGGCTCATCCCATGAGCGGGAGCGGTTCCAGTTTTCGAGGAGCAGGTAGCGTTCGAGCAGATAGGGCATCGTCTTGCTGTTCTGCTCAGATAGGTCGGTCCATAGCGGCGAGGCTTCAGCTCGCTGTGTGATGTTGGATTGTGCGTAGTCCATAAAGAAGAGGCGAACACGCCGTTAGAGGGAACGGCTTGCGCCGTCCCTCAACTCATTGTTCACCTCAGAAGTGCCGGTCGAGCGTTGCAGCGGCTCCGGCTATCCAGAGCAGGCCGAGTCCTGCGATGATGATATTCTCGAAATCGTAGGGCCGCAGGAAAGCGGCGGCTGCGAGCATGAAGCCGCCGAGAACTAGGTCGAAGCCCAGCTTGGTTTTTGATGGTGATTTCATTTTCAGAAGAGAGAGGTGAACCAGGCGCCAGACCGAACGCTCAGCATGGCGCCGTGATTCGTGGGTGCGTTCAACGCTCGGGGCTGGGTCCTTTTTTCGGAGCGTCGGTCAGCTTGGTGTTGGCGTTGAAGCGCGGCAGGCGCATCCATGCGATTACCTCTTGGTCGAAGCCCCACTGTGTCTCGCAGTGGTCGCACGATTCCTGATGCCAGCCCGTCCATGCGTAGTCGCCGTCGTCGCCCACAGGAACCGCGCTTT